GGTAGTTTCATCTTTACAGGTCTTGTGGCAGACAGCTTCTACTACCAATTGGAAGTGGATGGAGAAGATGTAGGTGTTCCTCAGCTAGTAACACTCTCACCAGACGATCCAACTCCTCCGGTGTTGTCTGATCCTACAGGTGTAGCAACAAGCCCCACAACGGCCAGCGGTACGGTTGTGACAAACGAGTCTGGAGGTACGTTGTATTTTGTTACAACACAAAATGCAACAGAGACAGCGACAACGGTTAAAGCAGGGACTGGACAAGCAGTTGCCTCTTCTGGAATTCAGAATGTGGCTTCTACTGGACTCCTTCATTCTACAACCTATTATTACCATTATCTGCATAGAGATGCAACAGGAAACGATTCAGTAGTGGTGTCCTCTAGTGCGTTTGATACTCCAAATGCTCCGGACGTTACGCCACCCTTTTTGAGTAGCCCCACGGCTACTAAAACAGGGGCTGTTTCTGCTACTGGTACTGTTAGTACAGATGAAGGTGCGGGTACATTGTATACGCTTGTGTCCACAAGTAATACAATCATTGATGATTCTGACGATGGTTTTTGGGATGCTAGTGGGAAACAAGAGCAACCAGTGTCGGCTAGCGGTTTGCAAAATATTGCAATGTTTGGACTTACTCCAAGCACAACATATACTGTATACTACGGACAAACAGACTCTGCTGGGAATCGTTCCAATGTTGTACGTTCTTTGGAGTTTACAACAGACGCTGCTCCTCCTAGTACAGGAAGTAAACAACTCAACATTAGTCTTAGGATTGGATTTGGACTATGAGAACACGCCTCAAGCTCGGTCAGTGGAATGCAATCTGCGACCGTTGTGGTTTTAAGTTTAAGAGTGGAGAACTCAAGAAAGACTGGCAGGGCTTGATGGTTTGTAATGAGGATTTTGAACTTCGGAATCCTCAAGACTTTCTTAGAATTCAGCCAGAGCGGGTTGTACCTGATTGGGTGAGACCCCGTCCTCCAGATGTTTTTATTGACAACCTTGGATTATTTGATAGAGTTGAAGCAGTTTCTGGTGAAGGTTTTGTGGATGAGGGGCAAGATTATGTGGAGTCTTCTTATTTTGCAGAAGACTATATTCTAGATCGCTTCTTTGCTCTAATCTTCTTTGACCGTCAAGTCCAGGACAATGTCATTACAACAGATAGTTTTTCTGTTGTTTTGACAAAAGAGTGGAACGATTCTGTCATGCTCTTGGAAGACTATTCTATCCAAACAAACCAAAGATTGAATTTTAGAGATTCTGTTTTTACTTCTGAAACTGGGTACGGAGTTTCTCCTGATTACGTTGAGGACTTTTATTTTGATGACCTCTATGTAGGAACAGTGACTTCTTTTTAAGGATTTTTATGAATGATAATTTTAAAGTTAAGGGAACAGTAAAGTTTCTTCTAACCAATTCTTTGGGAGAAGTCCTAGAAGAACGTACTGTACCCAATCTGGTGGTACTTGCAGGAAAAACCTTTATTACCTCTCGCATGGCCGGTACGTCGTCCAATGTGATGAGTCATATGGGTGTGGGCACCTCAGGCACAGCAACCTCCGTCGGGGACACTGCTCTTGGGGCAGAAGTGGGACGGGGGGCCCTCTCTGGTACTACTCCTTCTGGCGGAGATATTCTTTACTCTGCTACACTTGGACCTGGTGTGGGTACTGGGGCTCTCCAAGAAGCTGGTGTGTTTAATGCCTCTTCGGCGGGAACAATGCTATGTCGTACCACTTTTCCTGTAATTAACAAGGCGGCTGGAGACACTCTTCAGATTGTTTGGACCATTTCGGTGAATTGATATGACGACTATTGTTACACGAGCAGGAAAAGGAAGTCCTCTAACTAATGCGGAGATGGACCAAAACCTCATTAACCTGAACACAGCAAAGTTGGAGGGGATTGTACCAATCACTAGTGGAGGTACTGGTCAGACTAATGCTTCTGATGCTTTCTCTGCGTTGAAGCAAAATGCAACGGACACCGTTACAGGTGTTGTAGAACTGGCTACAGATGCTGAAGCGCAAGCAGGGGTAGACACTACACGTGTGTTGACCCCCAGCACTCTAAAACAAGCACAAATTCAACTAGGTACTTCTGTAGCGGCCAGTGGGACGTCGTTTGATTTTACTGGTATTCCCTCCTGGGCAAAACGAGTTACACTCTCATTTAATGGTATCTCAACTACAGGGATCTCTTCCTGGCAAGTTGTTCTGGGTACAAGTTCTAATTTTGAAACGTCAGGTTATCTTGGATCAAATGCTAATATTTCCTCAACAGTTTCGGTTCAAAATCAGACTGCCTATATCCCGCTAACACAAACATCTGCTGCAAACACCACTCTCCACGGTACGCTCACTCTCACGAAGCTTTCTGGAAATACCTGGATAACTACGGGTGTTTGTGGTTACTCAGATGGAGCCGCCAACATTGTACTTAGTTTTTCAAAAACACTGTCCAGTGCCCTGACCCGTATTCGTTTTGCCACAGGTAACGCTACAACGTGGGATACTGGTACTGTTAATATTTCTTGGGAGTAACTAATGTTTCGTTATGAGTTTAACATTCAAACTGGAGAGAGTGTTCAGATTCCACTGACCCAAGAAGAGATTACACAACTTGAACAACAGAGTGTTCCTCCCCCAGGCAGTGTTAGTATGCGACAAGCCCGTTTGGCTTTATTGGAAGAAAATCTTTTGGATGCTGTAGAGACTGCCATTCTGGCTATTTCCGATCCTTCTCAACAGAAAGCTGCCAAAATCGAGTGGGAATACGCAATGAGTGTGGACAGAGATAGCCCATTTACTCAACAGTTGGCTTATGGCCTTGGTTTAAGCTCTGAGCAACTTGATCGGTTGTTTATTAAAGCATCCAAGCTATGATTTTAACTGCTATCACTGCAATTACTTATCCCCTAGTTATCCAATATAAACGTGGCGGTTTGTGGTCAATCTTAGCACCGTTTGCTGCTGTAGTTCTCTTGCTAGATATTCTGGCTTCGTATACTGAGTGGTCTCTTATCTTTGGGGCACCAAAGAAGGGAGATCACACAATTACACAACGAATAGAAACTATGCAGAATGACGCACTGGAATCTAGACGAAATTTAGCAAAGCTTGTTCAAATTTATCTAGACGCATGTGAGCCAGATGGGAAGCACTAATGGATAATTTTCAAACAATCATTAACTGGGGGGCTGGTGGTGCTCTAACTGCAATGGGATGGTTTGCAAGAACTCTTTGGCAAGCAGTACAAGATTTGAAAACAGACCTTGCTAAGCTTCGAGAAGAACTACCAAAAACTTACACACCGAAAGACGACTTTCGTGAAGCCATGAACAAGATTGAAGTCTTGTTTCAACGAATCTCTGATAAACTAGACGAGAAGGCTGACAAATGATTCTAGAGACTATTCTTGGTGCCCTAGTTCCTGTAGGTATCGAGGCAGTCAAACAAGCAGCGAATAAGTGGCTGGGGTCGGTTAAGCCGACCTCGGTTGCAGAACAGATTCAGTTAGATGACAGTGAAATTCGTAGGATGGAAGCTGTCGCAAAACTAGATACTCCTGTAGGAACACCGTCACAATGGGTGATTGACCTGCGAGCTTCTGCTCGTTATGTAGGTGCTCTTTCTGTTATTGCTGGTGGTTTGATTACTCTCTATATTCCGGAAGTTTCGGCAGAAATTAAAGTGGTTGCCCTAGAAGCTGCAAACATTGCTTTTGGCTTCTTGTTTGGTACACGTATTATGGTTAATCTAAGGAAATAATATGAGCACTTCTGGAGTGACTATTAACCCAATGACAAAGGCTCAAATCATCAAAGGGGCTTTGCGTAAAGTTGGAGCAATCCAAGAGGGACAAGACCCTACACCACAACAGCTTGCTGATGCTTCAGAGGCTCTTGGTCCTTTGGTTCAAGAACTGGTCACTGTGGGAATGCCTCTGTGGAAACGTCGCCATCTTGATCTTCCTTTGGTCGCTGGTAAAAACACCTACACTATTGGTGTGGGACAAGAAGTGGATGTTCCCTATCCCCTTAAACTACATCAGGTAAACCTTCATGTAGGCTCTAGTGGTAGTCAGATTAACGTCGACATCAAAGCCGACTATGATTTTAGCCTGTTGCCTATTTACGCAGAGGGGACCGTTGTATCGGTCAAATACCAACCCTTTATCAATTATGGGGTTCTGACTGTGTGGCCCAAGCCACTGACATCAGATCAAACAATGGTGTTGGTGTATCAAGAGCCGTATGACACTTTTGCTACTGATACGGACGAGGCTGATTTTCCACAAGAATGGCAGAATGCTCTAATCTACCAACTAGCTTTGATTCTTGCTGATGACTATAGTTTGCCTATTGCAGACAAGCAGTGGCTAGAGAAACAAGCAGATAAACGTCTTGCTTCTGCTCTGGCGTTTGGTACAGAAGAGGTTTCTATTTTCTTCCACCCTAATCCACGGAGTATGTGATGGCGTTTAACCGAGCACCTTCTCAAAGCACTTATCAGACTAAAGATGTTAAGCTCATCATGACGGTTGATAACCGTGACGCGGCTGGTGTTAAGGACGTCATTCCTCTGAATGGATTCTATGACATCATTCGTAGTAAGGAAACAGGAGACAATGATTACCATTTTGTAAAAAGAGATGGCCTGTCTCCTTATGGAAGTTCACCTACAGGCACAGTTGTCCGTGGAATGTATTTCTGGGAAGATCAAGACAAGCTGTTTGTTGCTTATGACGATAAGATTGATATTACCACAGCGTCTACGGGTGTTGCTGTAACTACAATAACTCCCTTCATAACAACAACAGGAGATGTTGGGTTCACTGAGTTTCAGTATGCGGACGGTAGTGTAAAAATTGTGGCATGTGACGGACAGAAACTGATTACCATCGACTCGTCTAACACTGTCGTGACAGGTAGTGATCCTGATATGCCTACCCCAATGAACCCGTATGTGGTTTATCTGGATGGTTACATCTTCATGGTAAAAGCGGGTACTTCTGATATTTACAACAGCGATCTAGATAATCCTCTTGCTTGGACTGCTGGGGACTATATCACTGCTGAAATGGAGCCGGACAAGCTTGTACGCATTGCGCGCTCTCGTAACTACATCCTCGCTTTTGGGACAAGTTCAATTGAATACTTTTACGATGCTGCTAATGCTAGTGGTTCTCCACTTAATCGCAACGATACTCCTATGAAGCAGGTAGGCTATCTGGGAGGAATGGCTTCCCACGGTAGTCGGTTGTATTTTGTGGGACAAACAGCGAACACTGCTCCTGAACTCTATTTTGTAGAAGACTTTAAGATAGAGAGTAATGACTCTTCTGTGATTCGACGGCATATCCGTCCAAACACTGTCTACAAGGGGGCTGTTATTTCAATGGGAGGACGTGATTTCTATGTACTAAATACAGGAGACATTACGTTCATGATTGATTTGCAGACCAAGGTGTGGACACGACTTGCGTTTAAAAACAACACCACGTTCCCTATTTCCTTTTCTACTACCGTGGTGAGAAACACAGCTGGGCATGTGTCTGTAGTTGCTTTTGATAACACAACATCCCTATACTATTTTAATCCTAATATCTACCAAGACGATGGTGTGGATTTTCTGGTAAAGCTCCAGACAGACAAACAGATGTTTGATACCTACCATCGAAAGTTTATGTCTCGTCTGATGGTCGTTGCTGATAGACCTCCTACGGATGCAAACTTATCAATCAATTGGACAGATGATGATTACCAAACGGACACTGTTTCTCGTACGGTTAATCTGAATCAAAGTCTTCCTGTGATTTATCGCTTAGGGCATTTTCGACGTCGAGCGTTCATTCTAGAATTCACTGCAAACTCCCCTCTACGACTTCATCATCTTGAAGTTGACTTTAACATTGGATCAAGATAATGGCTGTACTACTTCCTCCTCAACCATTCGGACAACCTCCAGACAGTGCCTTTTGGAACGACTGGTACGAGCGTCTTCGTACAATTGTTAATAGTGGGGCAATTAACGTCCTTTGGGGTAACATCAATTTTGCTGGTAGTAATATCACTTCTATTGCGAGCCGAAATCACAATAATCTTCAAAGTTTTCAGGGTGGAGCAGCAGGAGAGTATTACCACTTGACAAGTGCACAATACAACAATGTGAACCTACTTCCTGCTGCTGGAACAATTGCTCTCAAGACCTTTTCGTCTGCTGCTGCGGACCCCACAACGGCAGATATTCCTGCTGGGGAATGGAGAGTTCAGAAAAATACAACAAGTGGTCAGCTAAGGCTTTGGGCCAATGATGGCGGAACGCTTAAATCTATTATTTTAACATGAAGTTAATTCCTATATCTCCTACTTTTATTGATGTAGCGTGGAAAGAGGGGGCATCTTGTTTGATAGAATCTACAAAAGTTTCTGAAGATGAGGTTACCGTTGAACAACTTAAGTATATTTTATTTAAGGGAGAGAGAACTCTTTTAAAACTGGTAGACGATACTGGAACAATTAGAGGGTGGGTTGTGGTGAAAATTCAACAATTTCCCAATAAACGTAGTCTATTTATTACGGACTTAGTCTGTAAAAATTCTAATTTTGAGAGATGGATGCCTCTATTAAAAGATATAGCTGTTAGAGAGGGTTGTTCTTCTATTAGATGCGTAGCAAAACCGGGACAAGCTCGTTTGTATAAACATCGTCTTGGTTTTAGATCTTTATATGAAACATTAGAGGTATCTATATGATTAGTCGTCGAGACTTATATGCATTTGGAGAACCTTTTGGAAACTCTTCCACTAGGAAAAAACTTTTTGGTCGGGTTTACGGAGAGGGTGGTGATGGGGACGGTGGTGGAGGAGATTCTGGGTCTACAGGGCCTGGACTAAATCCAGGAAAATCACAAGCAGGTGGTTGGTCAACGGGTCTAGGAAATACAGGCCTTGGGCCAGGAAATACCTCTGGGGCAACTGGACCAGGTCTCGGGGTTGGACCTGGAAATTCTAGTAATGGTTATGGTTTAGGAGGACTAGGATCAACTAGCCCCGGGTTAGGATCAACTGGAGTTGGTGTTGGTACAGGTAGTAATTTTGGGTATGGTTTTGGTGATTCTAGTGACACCTCTGCTCCGGGCGGACCTTCCGCAGGATTTAGTGGTTATGGGTTGTCTGATTCCTTTTCCCCAGATTACGGCCTGAGTTTAGCTGATGCCTTTAGCACACCCTCTCCCACAAGCTACTCTTTGACAAGTATGACTCCCACAGCACAAGAGGCCATGTCTCAGATGGCTAAAGAGGATGTCAGTGAAACTGCTTGGGAAAAACTTAAAAAGAACCCTGTAGCTAAGATTGCCATGACAGTCGCTTCCATTGCTAATCCAGCTATCGGGCTCGCTCTTGGTCTTACAGATGCTGCTGCTAACAAAGATTATGGTCGTTTGGCTGCCGGTATTGCCGGGGTCGCTGGTGTTCCTGGAATTGGACAAGCCGCTATCGGTATCGGCACTAACGCTGCTCTTGGCAAAAACGTAGCTGGACAACTTGGTTCCACTATGGGTGGAATGGTCGGCTCTAATATCGGAGCAGGTTTTGGACCTCTCGGTGCACAGGTTGGGGGACGGGTAGGTTCCGCTGTAGGCGGGCGTGCTGCTTCAGGTGGATTTGGTACCTCCGGTTCCACTGGGGGCTTTGGCGGAACAGGAAATGGAGGTGGTATGGGTTTTGTAGAAAACCCCCAGCAAGCTAACCTTGATTGGGGACAATTGGCCGCAGGCCTTGGTGGTATGTACATGGCTAATCGACAGGCAGGGGATGCTGGAGCAGCCGCTTCAGGAATTCAGTCTGGAGTAAACCAACAACTGTCTGATATGTTTGGTCCTAATAGTGCCTACGCTCAGCAACTTAGGAAAGAACTAGAACGTAAGGATGCTGCTTCTGGTCGTCGTAGTCAATATGGTGCCCGTGAAGTGGAGCTTCAAGCTAAACTTGCTCAGATGCAAGCACAATATGCTCCTAGCCTTATGAATAGCATGGTTGGACAACAACAAGCTGCCCTACAGGCTGAACAACAGCGTAGAGCCAAACAACAGATGATGTTTAACACTGCAATGAAGCTCGGACAATCCACCGGACTCTTTGATAGCCTTGGAAACATGTTTAGTGGTAACTCTGGAAGCACCTATGCCCTGACTAACCCGTCATCTTATTACAATGATGGCGGCGGTTTGTATGACTTGTATTCGGGCGGTCCTAGTTATGGTTTGAGCCCTACGGCCGATTCTGGTTTGGGTTTGTCCGCAGATATTGGTGATTGGACCTGGTAATGGAAATGCCTAACTACCTAGATTACGACAAGATGTACGAGATGAATCCGATGGCCTTTCACGAGGCCCAAGGACAACTCGGCCTTGCTCGTCAGTTTCAAGATCAGAAACTACAACAAGAACAGGCAAGGGTTAAACAAATGACTCTTGCTAATCAATTTGATGAACAGAATAACCCACTGAAACTTCAACGCTCTGGTTTGGAAAACACGGGTCTAGATTTGACTAATCGACAGAATGCTGTCAAGACCCGTATCTCTGAACAGACAGAGGGGCTTCAATTGGACGCCACTCAGCGAAAGCTCATCATGGAAGCTAGTAAGGCTGATTTGGATGCCATGGAGTTTGAAGGTCAGCGTATGGCCTACAGCCCTGATCCTAACATCCGTGCTGCTGGTGAAGCAATGCTCAAAATGCACAAAGACTTTATCAAGATGCGTGAGCAGAATAAATTCACTGCTGATGAAAATGCTAAACAACGAGCACACCAAACTGCTCTGGAACGTGAGCGTCAAGCTGCTATGAATCAACGTGCTGCTGCTCAAGCAAAACTTAAAGCTGACTCTACAAAAGCTACAGATAAGATGTCCACTGACCAGCGGATTGGTTGGTATGTGCAGAAGGCTGAGGAAGCTTACCAAGCAGGTGATGCTGAATCTTACAACTACTACCAGAGTCAAGTTCAGTATCTGAATAGTTTGATTGCTTCTCGTCGTCCTGACACAATGGTTGGTAAGCCCGATACTGGAGCTATTACAGGACTTCCCACTGTACAACCTCGTCCCAGTCCCGTTGCTCCTGGACAACAACCCTCTCAGCAACCGGCACCTGCTGCACCCAGCCTAGCAGATGTACAACGTATGTATCCTGGCGTTGATCCTCAATTGCTTAGGGAAAAATACAAATCTAAATTTGGAGTTGACCTGAAATGAACGATCCTCTTGGCCTCTTTGGCGACGAACAATCTAATGACCCATTGGGGCTTTTTGAGGAACCTAAAAAGGCTGGATGGGGGACAGCAATCAAAAGTTCCCTTGCGGGTGCTATAAACGCAGCAGATGCAGCTATCTCCCTTCCTGCTGGTGCCCTGGCTAACTACCTGGGTTTCCAAGAACAGGGAGATGCTGTGTTCAAGGCGATGGAAGAACGGGCTAAGCAAAACCAGCAATGGGCTAACCCTGAGAATGCTCCCCTGTCTACTGCACAACAAATTGGGGGTACTCTAATCACTGCTCCTGCTCAAGTGCTGGGTATGTTTGGTGCTCCTGCTATGAAGGGTACTGACCTTATCCAACGGGGTGAGGATTTGTCTACAGCCATCCCAGCTACGGCTATTGAAACTGGCATGAACGTGGCTGGTGTTGGTCCTATGCAAGCTGCTAAGAGTGTTCTGGGTCGTGCTGCTATTGGTGCAGGTGCTAACATGGCTTTTGGTGCTGGTGCAGATGCTGCCACTCAGCTCCTTGCTAAACAAGAGGCAACTAAGCAAGCGTATGATCCCTATGACCTGGATCGTCGTCTGGTTGAGGGTGTAACTGGCGGGGTGCTTCAAGCAGCGTTTGGAGAGCGTCCTACGACCCCTCGTTCGGGTTCCAGTAAGGTCAACTCTATTCTGGAACAAGATGCTGCGGCTAAGGGTAAACAACCCGAACCCACTGCTTCTGGTGAACCGGGACAGCTTCCCCTGTTCGATGACTTTGAGATGCGTAGTCCCATCTCCCCGTATCAAACTGAGATGGCTCCCAACATGTGGAGAGTGGACGAGAACGGTATTCCGATTCGTGCCGATCTGTCCATGGAAGCACAGAACCTTCAACAGCCTCTGCAACGTAACTTGTTTGGGGATGAGTTGGATGCCAACTTCCCACGTGATCCCAACAAACCTTTGTCTAGGGAGACGGGGGACATTACGGGTGTAGAACGGTTCAGTGATCCTATGAGTTTCCGTAACGATCCAGAAAATCAACGTCCTTTGACCGAGGCTATTGACATTATGGAACCCAACGCACGTACTGCTGCATTGGAACAAACTCGCATGGGACGAGAGCTTCCTGCCTCTCCTGAATTGGAAGTGGCTAAGATGGATGCTGAACGTCTACCTGCTGAGAAACCTCTCCGTATCAAGGGAAAGAAGCAGAGTGGGTATGTTGACCCTGATGTTTTTCTGAAGGATTTTCCTGAGTTTGTTACATCCAAGATTAAGGATGTTGCTGGTAAACTCAAGCCACTGTTCCGTGGCGTAAAAGAAGATTACACGAGCCCAGATCGTCCGATGCTCGGTACTCTTGGTGAAGGTATTTACCTTACAGAGAGCAAGACGATGGCTAATAACTATGCTCGTGGTGGCACTGAAGGACGTCAGGTTCGTGCCTACTACGCTGACGTTAAGAATCCATATGTGATGGAGATTGGTTCACCAGAACATGGTGACTTGCTTCTGTCTGATCGTGCAACTCGCAAAGCTTTCTCTGACCGAGTTAAAGCAGAGGGTTATGATGGTGTTATAGTTAAAGCAGGAAACGAGCTTAAGGAAGTAATGGTGTTCTCACCTGAACAGGCTAAGAACGCTTTTACCTCTCCGTCTAAACAAGGATTTGTTCCTAAATCTCAACGTGGGGGTGTTCTATTTGATTGGGGCACTACCACTAAGGTGGACAACGCTGAGGTCACTCTTGATGGCTCGTTGATTCCCAAGAACCCTGCGGTTGACGATGCTATCTCTGCTGCGCTCAAGCAAGGAAAAGACGGTAAACAGTGGAACTACATGCAATCTGGTTCTACCAGTGTTGCTATGAAGACTGGTTCGCCCATCATCAAGGCTGCATCTGAAATTGTGCAGAACGCCGTTAAGCGCGCTGATCTGGCTATCCGTAATTACATCTTCCCGACAGAAGCTGCTTTCCGTAAGTTGAGTAAAGTGGAACTCACTGACTTGGCTGAAATCATGAAAGCTGAAATGCTGAAGGGTGAGCGTATTGATGGTGACGTACTTGCACGTAACCTGTCCATCAAGCAGCTTGAAGCATATACCCGTATGCGGGATATGTTTGACAAGACTCTGGATACTCAGAATGCTGTCCGTGTTGCTCAGGGTAAGAAGCCTATTTCTGCACATGAGGCCTATATGTCCTCTCGCTGGCAAGGAGACTTCCGTCAACCTGTGTATGATGGGGAAGGTAATCTGGTTTGGTATCTTGCTGCTAACACCAAGAAGGGTTTGGAACTGCAAGCTGAAAAGCTCAAGAAGGTGGCTCCTGGTGTTGTAATTGATCCTGCTAAGGCTCACGTTGTCAAGTCTTCCCATATGGGAACTGACCTGCAAAGTGCTTACACCACGATGCTAGACATCCTGGACCCCCAACGTGACAAAGCCGCCATTCAAGAACTGAAGGCGGCCATTGAGGATCAGTTGGTGGCAGAAGGTGAACTCACCCTCGCCCAAGAAAAGCATTTTAAACGTAAGAGTGGTGTTCGTGGTTATGCAGGAGATCGTCCTTGGATGGACGCCTCTAAAGATGCTTTGGACATGTTCCAACAGCAGATTCAGTATGCCAAGAATGCCTTCAAATGGAGTGAGATGCAGCAAGTGTCTAAGGACATTGGTGCCATTGTCTCTAACGAGCAATTGCAACAGCAGCAGCCTAACAACATCAAATACATTCGGGAATACTACAAGAATGCTATTGGTATGGGAGAGGCGCAAGTTACTCGTGCGTTGAACGACGCTATGCGTGACGGTTTGGGTGTGAGTCCTAACCTAATCAGTCAGGCTGTTGGTAACATGAAGAGTTTCTTCATCACCCAAAAGTTGGCTGTTAGTGCTGGCTACACGTTGTCCAACTTGATTCAAGCAGGTAACGTGCTTCCCTATCTGTCCGATCTTGCAGGTCAGGGAATTCGCGGCAACCCTCTAACGAGTATTCCCACAGGTGTTCTTGGTGGTATGGCTATGGCTGTGTCCCACTACATGAAGTCTCTAGGCTCTGAGTACATCAACCAACTACCTAACCAGTTCTTTAAGGATGCCTTCAGGTATGCTGAGGAGAACGGTGTTACGGCTCGATCTGTGTATGACGAAGCCCCCCTAGATACGGGTTTCAGTCCCTCTAAGAAGGCTTTGCGTATGGCAGGACAGACAATGGCTGTTCCTGAAACCTTTGTGCGTTCTGTGGCCTTTATGACCTATGCGCAATGGCTGAAGGAAAGTGGTAAGTTTACTGACCAGATGAAACTGTTCCAGAAAGCAGAAGAATTGGTGAACATGTCTATGGTGGACTACCGTGAAACGGAACGTCCTCTGATGTTTGCTAAAGCTGGTGCTGCTGGTAACTTCCTGAACACCCTGCAAACCTACCCCATGAGTTTTTACAACCAATGGTCGTACATGCTCAAGCAAGCGGCTAAAGGTAATCTTGCAGGTTTGGGAGCCATGTTGGCTTTCCAATTTGCTGTTGCTGGTGCTATGGGTCTTCCTGGATTTGAGGATATGGACAAGCTGTACAAGTGGATTCGTGACAACGCAGTGTCTACAGAAACTTGGAACAAGATGATGAAGAGTCCTGTCTTCTCTGACCCCAAGATGTGGATGATTGACACGTTTGGACAATCTTCTGTATATGGCTACCTATCTGACAAGACGGGTATTGGTTTGACCTCTCGTGTTGCTGCTCCTGGAGCTGGTGCTATGTTGCAATCCCCTGTTGGTCCGATTGTAGACATTGCTAAGCAAGTGGGTGCAGTGGGTAGCGCTGTTGCCGATCCCACTAACAAGCAGAAGGTAGCAGAGGCTGCCCTTAAGGTAGCCCCTGTTGGTCTACAAGGTTTCCTGGAAACTCAACCGTTCATGGAAGGAATCACCTTCAATGAGCGTCCTGACGGTACTCGCACCTATATGAAGAACAGTGACTTGTCTGACCGTCGTGGGGGCTACACCCGCACACCGGATGAGGATGCTGTTCGTGCATGGGGTATCCGTAGTCAGAAGGAGGTACTCACTCGTGACGTTGCTTATGCAACTAACAGTGCCAACCAAGCTTTGACGAAAAAAGCCAGCGAATTGATAGACCAGTATTACAACGCTGTGCGGTTGGGGAATACTGAGAAAGCTAAGAAATTGGCTTCCCTGTACATGGACATCTCTGGGAAAGAGATTACAGACGTTCAGTTTGAAAACCAAATCAAGGAAGAATTCTACAATGACGTGGAGAAAGCCAACACTAAGGGCATGACTCCACGGCAACTGATGAATGCTGCCAAGATGAATAAACTTCTGGAGAGTAAATGAAGTTATCTAAAACTGGAGCAGATAAGCTAATCTTGCGTGAGGGGAAAAAGAATAAAGCCTACCTAGACACCAAGGGAATCCCCACCATTGGTGTAGGTCACACAGGGCCCGAGGTTTACCTTGGACTAGTGTGGACAGATGAGCAGGTGCTCAAGGCTTTTGAAAAGGATGTGCTGTGGGCAGAGGAAGCCGTCAACACAGTGACAACCCCCCTCAAGCAACATCAGTTTGATGCACTCGTATCGTTTGTGTTCAACATTGGTGCAACAGCTTGGCATAAAAGCACCATCAAACGTCTCCTAAATGCTGGGGATATTGTTGGTGCTGCTAAGCAGTTTGATCGTTGGGTAATTCCCAAAGAAATCACAAAACGACGTATGTCCGAGAAAGATCAATTTCTCGGGAAATAGAAACAAGAAAGCCCCCCAGGCCGTTGAAAGCTTGGGGGGCTTTTTTTATTCCTGCTCTCTATATTTAATCATAGAGAAGCGGAAGACTAAGATATCCAGGATGACAAGATACTCAATCTCAGAATCCTCATCCATGGAGGAAATATGCTCTAGGCCAATTTTAACTCCATTCAAAAGTTCAAAGGTAAAATCAAACACCGCAACTACCACCCTTACCCGAGATGTCGCAGATGTCCACGACTTCGTCGTAAACAGCGTCCTTGTGTTTGATGGCTTCTTCGTAAGGAACAGCGGTCAGTGGTTGACCTCCTCGACTTCCATCTGGATAGCAAGTGAAGCCTCGCAGTCGGGGTGCATATTTCGCAAGCGTTTCCGCAAAACGTTTAACATCCATCTCGCTATTCCCCTTACTGCCCCATGCCGGTAGGTTGATGGTAGAACTAATTGACATGTCCACGTAATCTTGTACATCCGCTTGGAATTTGATGCGTTGTTCATAGTTGGTGGCAAGATCAAGAGCACTCTCAATACTCTCTGGTTTCACTCCGTACTGGTCGATGAGCGTTTTGGCAGTGCCATCAACAACGTATTGATATTTCCACTTAGTACCTTCAGTGAGAAAGCGTCGTTTGTAAGCAACTGCAAACAGCGGTTCAATTCCTGTGGTCGTTCCAGCCAAGATTCCAATGCTGCCTGTAGGTGCAATAGCTCTGTATGCAACTGGTCGGCTAATGTAAAAGCGGTCGCAATGCTCGTCCGCAGATCGTTTTGATTCGTCACGATAAATCTCCAACCATTTGTGTAGTTCTGGGGTTACTTCGTATTTGTATCCCCGTTTGAGGAGCCACTCATGAATACCCATCAACCCAAGCCCAAGTCGACGATTCTTTTCCCGTACTCGATACACTTTCTCATAAGGGAGGTCTGCTCGAAGGGTTCCGCAGACAAGAAACTTGCTTGCGAGGCTGACGACATCTCGAAATTCTTCCAGAGATGCAATGTTGCCGAGATTAACACTACCCAAGTTGCATACATCAGAATCATCTTCTGACGTAACTTCTGTACAAGCATTCCGAAGCGTCTCATTCTGTTTATCTCCGAAGTTGAAACTGAAGCCCGGCTCAGCCGTAGACAGGGCTTGCAGACAGTTTTTCAGGAACACTGGGTTGTTCTCAAGACCACCAACAAGAGCAGCATCATCGTAGTTGACACTGATGTTGGTCATGTCCAGGGGTGCCCAGGCATTGAAATCTTTCAGCTTTGCTGCTCGGATGTCTTCCGACCAATTCTTGGAGTTAAGGAACGTGTCAATATCTTCGTGCTGCCAATTTAGTGAGGCATAGATTGCTGAACGACGAGAACCCCCCTGCATAACTTGGCGGCCTATCTCGTTAATGGCTTGCATCAGGGGAATTGGACCAGAGGCCGTTCCACCTGTACGACTTAGGGCTTTTCCAGCAGGACGTAGCCTAGAATAGTCAATACCGATTCCACCACCAGTCATCAAACAGGACATAGCCCGCCAAGTTACGTTGGACCACTCTTCGCGAGTATCCTCTTCAGCACGAAGAAGGAAACAATTGTTATATGCCTTGAACGGACGACCCGCATAGTAAAGGTACCGACCTCCCGCAATCACCTTCATGTCAATCATATACTGAAGAAGCTGCTTTCTTTCTTCAAGAGACATCAGTGGCTGGAGAGTTCCTCCCCGAGAACCACAAACATCGTCAACCAAACGTTCACAGAGCTTTGGCCAAGTGTCGCTGGGGCCCTGGGCGTATTTGTATCGAAAGACATTTTCACCGAAAGAATTTCGGAAATAGTTTTTAGTAGTCAATAGTTATCCTCATGATGGGTTAGGCGATGACAGTTAGCACAAAGAAGTTCACATTTATCTAGCTCTTCTTGTAAACGCTTCCAGGAAAGCTGTAGCATTTTGGAAGGATCACGGTCTTTTGTAGCGGGGTCTCTATGATGAAATTCATAGACAGCGGGATGAAAAGTTCCATTACATTTGGTACAAATCCCTCCCAGATACTCAATTGCTTCTTCTTTTCGTTTTCTTTTGGATTCCCGCTGCTTCAGAAGCACATAGTCTTTGTTTCGAGTTCTCCACTGCTTAGCACGCTCTGCACAAGCTTCTTTGTTTGCATGGTAATACTTACGAGCGTACTCGTTAGTTTTTTCCATGTTTTTCTTTCGATATCTCTCTTTTCTAGCATAATCTGCCGCCTTTTGTTCAGGCGTCATGTCTGCGTATTTCATACTTTTTTAATTATCACTTCCTGTTTGTTAGAACCATGCTGTTGCTCCTCAGCACGGGTCCGTTTATCGAGTTCTAGTCGACATATTTCACATTGCCCCTTACGCATCCACATATTGTGAGCAGGACACTTATACGGGCTTTTGGGGCGGGTCGGTTCGGAGGGCGTATCCACTACCTTCATCCTCATCAAAATGTTTCATTTCTTGCTCTGCCTCTTCTTCTTGAATGCGGCGCATTAGGTAAGCTTTCTTGTACCCCTGTTCAACGACAGGCTCGAAGCAGTTCTTGTTTTTGTTCTTCATCAATTTGTCCAGCATCAATCAAAATTTCCAATAGGTCTTGGCACTCTAGGTCCAAGATGTCAAGAACTTCTAGTATATCCAATGTACAAGCAATCAGGTCTTTTTCATCATCGTTCATCTCCAGAACCCTTAAGTTGTCCCCGCTCAGCACGGTCAGATAGTTTTACAATGTTAATCTCCGCAATGTCAGCAAGAGAATATCCCAATTCATTGGCAGATGCCGTGAGGTACCAGAGAACATCACTCAACTCTTTTGCAGACAATCCCTTATCAAACTTCCCGTCACGGATTAGCTTTTTTACTTTCTCAGAATACTCACCAGCTTCTCCAGTAAGACCCAAAGCACAATACGCAAGTGCAAGAGGGCTCCCAGAGCCAGCTTCTGGATAAAGAGCAAAACTCTTAGCAAGATTTTCATATTCGTAGAAGGATTTAATTCTCACGGGAATACACCTCCACAGCTTTTTCTAGAAAGTGGATGGCCTTCTTCAAGTCTTCCACACCATTCTTGTGCTTCCAACGGGCAATGTACTTGAGTGCCGTACCGTCGAGATAACCAAGACCCCAGCCAGTGATTACATCCCAAGGTTCAATACCTGCAAACTGCTTGTAGTGGTCTCCAGCAACTTGATAATCATTAGCACTCAATTTTATTCTCCATAGCAAATTCTCCAAACAACTGGACAGCCATTTTATTATAGGCTAAGGCAGCTTCTTCCTCTGTTGCGTACGATCCCAAACTAAATTTAGTATTATTGTGTGTTAGTTCTGCTTTCCAAGGCTTTTTTCTGGAGGGCTGATACCAAACACCTTTGTACTTACTTTTGCCCCGGCTTTTAACCGTGTTACTTGCATTTTGAGATTTATTAGCAAACCGTAGATTTTCTTTTCTATTGTCTAAAGTATTTCCGTTAATATGATCTACTAACTGCTCTTTAGAGGCTTCCATAATAACTCTATGCATGTAAACAAAGTTGGTTCCATCAAATCTCATTGCATACCCACTTGATCCTTTAGGCACACAAGCACACCAACTAAACTGAGAAAGAATTTCTACCATCTCAGGGTCAACTAATGCTGCTAGTCCACGAGTTAGGGGAATCTCGCCACCAATCTGCTTGTCATTGGCAGAGGGCTGAGGAAAACCCTTCATATCCTCAATATCATGGTTATTAAGCATATTTATTTTTCAAAAAATTAAGAGAGATGAACGACTCATCAAAAGAACCGTTAGAGACTTCATGCAACATGACCACACCGCGCCAATGCTTGTTTCCCTGCGTACCCATATACTCCTCGTTGTGGAGATAAGCACTTCCCACAATAAGGGCAGTTAGTTGGGTCCCATCAGCACGACTTGCCGTCGCCACTTGTCGTCCTTGTTGATGTCCTACAACACAGGACTGATGACGTTTAGAGAGTAGGGCAGCAGCAGTGGTAATAGGGCGGCCCATTAGACCGCTCGTCAGGTAGTGACAAAACACAACGTCATTGATAATGAGGGGAGTTAGAAATGGAACATGGGTCCAGCCACACAAATCACGATCTTCTAGACCAATGGTGCCTTCTAGTTTTGCGTCGTCCTCAACAGCTCGCTGAATTCGCTGGTCATGGTTCCCATCTAGATACCATTTATAGGGACGATACTGCTTCTCTTTATTTTTCCTAGCCCGAGCATTGAACTCTTCTAGGGAAGATTCCAAAAGCCGCATACCCTCATTGCCAGCAGCAATGTCTTTTTTGTAGCGGCGGCCCTCAAAGGATTTCTTTCCCTGGTCGTAGCTAGAAAGGCTGGGCATATCCCAGTGATCCCCTAGATGAATGACCGCGTCAGGTCTTTTTGCTAGAATGTAATTAGAAATCCATTTAAGATGGGAAGTATCTACTCCCTCACGTACTTGTGTATCAGGAATGACTAGAATTTTTTTGATGTCGTTGTACTGCGCCACGGCGACTATTCTCCGAATGTGTTACCCACTCAACATTATCAAAGCTATACCCTTTAGAAGAATCAATACGATCTACTGAGGGTGCCTTCTTTCTTTCAAAAGAAGACTCTTGATATGCTTGCCATAGAGCTAAAAAAGAAGGATGATCTTTAGCCCATGAATAAAAATCTTGTTTCGAAAACAACTCTTTATTCTCATACAGATGAGCCTTTTTCTTTTGCACGCCGTCAATACGACTCTTCATGTTTCTATACAGACGCATCAAAAAGCCATCAATACTCTTTTCGTACTTCTTTGTGCAAAGGTTATTGTTTCGTTTTCTATATTCTCTTTGGTAAAGAAGTCTCTCTTCTTTAGGCATCAATTCTCCATTAGAGCTTTAAAACTTACAGGAAAGTGTTCCAGCAAAATACCTTGCAATTGAACAGCAACATCCCGGGTTTCCTTTTGAGCATGGGGATCAAGTCGCTGCTTACAGACACGAGCAAAGGACATCACATTACCAGTCCAAATCCACTCAGTCATGGTGTTCTGAGGCAAAACCATGCGGGCTTGTTCAGGAGCAACACCCTCATCTAGCAAGGCATAATAATAAGCCAAAGCATTGGTAGTACAAGATTCTACACAATCGACGACCCGTTGATGATGTTCGACAGGCTGATCGGAACTACCCTGCTTTACAGAACCCTCTGGACGTCCTCGCCACGTTTCAGGAAAATAGAAACTTGGTTCATCCTCAACATAACGTCGGGAGACTTCGTTCCAGGTGAGCCCCACTTGATGCTTGACAAGTTGTCGAGCAACGAAGATAGGAGCTTTAATTCGGACTGAGATAGCTGTATGCGCAAATGGAGTCCAGTGTCCATGTCGTGCAAGATAACTGATGAGCTTTCCGTCTTTCTCAGAAAACTCAGACGACACCTTAGCAAAGCTAACACGTGCCGCATTGACCACAGAAAGGTCCGAACCCATTTTATCAACATATTCCACCTTAATAGGTTCAATTTTCAATGAACACTCCCATCAGTGGGTTCAGGAATTACGTCCTCAACCTCGTCTTGAAACTTTACATCAATACCACCCCGAGACATTAGAACAAGAAGACCCAACTCAATGACGTGATCCAACTCCTGTTCGGTCAGCTCTCCCTGAAACACTACGGTACCAATGGGGGTTTCAATTTTTTTGTCGATTTTCATTTCTTACTGCCTTTTCTTGTTTTGTTTTTTCTTTATGTTTTTCTAAGTAGGCGGCAGCTTTTCTAAGCAGATCGGGGCTGTCTCTTAAAAGACCCATTCCACGATTACATTCATTACACAAAAGCTCACGAATATTGCCAGTTTCATGGCAATGATCTACTGCAAAAACTTTCCATTTACCAGTAGGCTCAGTAACCCCACAAATAGCACAACATCCATTTTGTTTAGTTAACATGTCTTGGTAATCTTGTTCTGTTAAACCATAACTGTTAGCTAACCAATACTTTCTTTGCCGGTCTTTTGCATAATCTTTGTTGTTGTTATACCACCTACGTACTGCTGCTTTGTGCTTTTCAGGATGCCTAATTCTAGAACGAGTATTTCTATCTAACGCTTCCCACTCTTCGTCGGTGTATCCGTATTTTGCACCGTCTTGTATAATTTTCGGCATTCCCGTTCCTCTTTAGTTTTAGCTGAATGGCAGCCTTTGCAGATTGCTTGAAGGTTGTTTGCCTCACAGAATAAACGGTCAATGAATTTATCCCAAGACTTGAAACCCTCAACTGGATCAATCACAGGTCGAATGTGATCTACTTCCATGTCCTTTTGTGTGAATTCTTGTTGACACATTTCACACTTAAAGTGTTGGGCAATACGCCCAGTTTTAGGGTTGATTTTCTTTTCAGTCTTGGCTGCGTTTAGTGTTTCATACTTAGGAGGCCAGCGCCGTGCGCCAGCCCTCAAAGCAGAAGTTATGAAGGTTCGGTAACGTCCTTCTGTCCATGCACCACCGTTGAATGTTTTTCTAGCCAATCGTCATCCTCACTACGGAGAATCCACAGGCAAGCACCATTCATCAGGAGGCGTTGGTCATCATTGTACTTTTCACGGACAAAAGCAAACTGCTCTTCAGGGGACAGTGTTTGCATCTCGTGGTACCAATCTTCTAGGAACTTAGGTACCTTTTGACGAGCTTTACCATCAAATCCGAAAATGTTATCTGACGCATCCCCCATAATGAGTTGCCAGTGGAAATTAAAAAGCCCCTCATCGGGGCTGACAATAAGTTTTTCTTCAGGACGTACCCACTGCTTACCAGTAGTAGACACACCAGAAATTTCCCAAGAATAATGCGCTCCAGGAACTTGTCGGAGGTCTTTGTCAAGAGTACAGATTACAGAGTCGATGCCCTGCTCACTGTACTTCGTCTGGTCAATACCCAAGGCATCGTCTGCTTCAATACCATCCGTGATGATGGCACCCATATACTCAACCAGCCATTCATTGAGTGGTTTGAGATATTCGGGACGCTTTACATCATCACGATTGGCTTTGTAAGCAGGATTGATTTTCTTACGGAAGTTTTCACCTCCAGAGATATAGATTTGGAAATCTCCCTCTGCACCATTTGCCACACATATTCGGTGAATCAAATCTCGTGCACGAGCTTGGGCAATTCCCAAATCTTCTACAAGAACCCCCTGCTTTTCGCAGGAGGCTGCACAGCGATAACTTACGAGGTCACCATCAATTAGTGCAATCATTATACACTTTATATTTAAGTAGGTACATCGAGTCTAGGCGAGAGGAAAACCAAATTGCCAAACGCCTATGCTCATCTTGAAGTAACAGGTTACTGCACGTCGGGAGTGTTGGGGAAATCAGGGAGGTCTTCAAAGCCACTCGGACCGGGGTCTTTGATACCGAAGACATAGTTTTCATATTCTTGTGCAAGAGCAATCACGTCAGAAGGTTTAACTGCCTTAGCACCCACAGACAGAGTAGAGATAGCAGAACTGAGACTAGATTGACGCACAATGAGGATTTGCCGCTGCGCTCGTTCCTCGGGAGTTTCGTAACCCGTTCGGGGGGCAGTGGAGGTAGTGGGAGCTTTGCCTGGTGCTGCGGCTGCTGGAGCCCCATTAGAAGGCTGTACAGACGTCCAATCATTGTATCCTTGTGCATTTTTAACAACCTCAACATCCCAGATGGAACCGGGAGCTGCTTGAGCAAGAGCCTTGAAAGCTGCTGCATTAGCACCAAACGACATGATCTTCTTTGATTCAGTCTTACCTTGGTAAGTCAGGTTCTTATAAGTGACTTCCAGTTGTTGGTAGCTACCCTTAGCAGTGGGCTTGGTTTCAACACTCGTTGCGATGATTTGAATTTGCATTTGTTTCCTTATAGTTGCAATGGAGCAGAGTAGGGGAATCGAACCCCTGCCAAAAGTGTGGAAGACTCTTGTTCTACCATTAAACTAACCCTGCCTATAATAAATATTATAGCACGAGAAGTGCTACCTTGTCAAGCGAATTTGCGCATATCTTTCATATTTGGCCCATACTTACTCTCACAGGCCATCGGCACAGTCCAGTCATACCCAAACAGGGCTTTGATGTTCTTGGGTAGGTCAGCAAAAACACCATCAAAGATGTCACGGATGGGTTCAAGATATTTCTCACGACAGTCGACCACAATGGAATCGTGTACCGTAGAGATGAAGTCACACTCCAACCCTGCGTCACTGATTCGGCGGCGGGCGCTCAGTCGAGCAAGCATCATGATGTCAGCACCAGTGCCTTGCACCGGGTAGTTGGACAACGTAGTCCATGGGATTTTAAGCTCACCCGTACGTGGATGACGACTAATGTTGATAGACCATTGTCTTCCCAGCGGACCTTCAATTGGTAGGCCCCGCATCACCAAGTCTTTCCACTCGTGATGCTTCTTGTCTAGGCTATAGTACTTTCTATAGAACTTCTCATTCATGTCATCCCAGAAAGCGGGGACGGCACTCACGTGCATGAAGTCGGGGTCATTAGCGAACGCCCAACCGCTGCCACGAAAGATGGTGCGGAACAAGAAGATTTTAGCAATTAGACGAGATGGAAGGCCGAAGGCCTCTTGGTTCTTACTGTGGGTGTCTTCTCCTCCTAAGATTTCATTAATACCTACCCAATCTTTACTTAGTTCTAGCGCCGTGCGCCATTCAAGTTGCGAAGCGTCGCATTGTAATAGCATTACTCTTTCTTCATAAGCAATACAGGAATTTTCTGTGGGTCTCTAGAACGATTGAAGTATTTCTCCATTTCATTATAATACAAGGGGTAGCTCTGCTGGAAAGCCTGCATAACCCCACGCACACCGTATTGCTGGAATGCAATGGAGAGGTCAGCCATTAGGTCGTCTTTGTGTAGTTGGTCGAGTTCATTGCTCAATCGTTATACCTACTGATGAAAATGTCTTGGAGTTCTGAGGCGAAGTTTTGCAGGTTGGGTTTTGAGGATGACAGGCGGCCTGTTGCTGCTGTCGTTTGGTTGAATTGGCCATGTAGGGTGTTGGGTTCCCAATGCATCTCGTTGCGAAGTTTAACGAGGCCTCGGTAATAAGTGCCGTTGAGTTTTTCTAGCTTAGCTAGCTCAAGGACGAGATCAAGAACTTTCCGCTTGCCCTTTAGTTTTCTCAGGGTACCTTCATCCACCGCGAAGTTTCCGGCCTTAGCCATTTCGGAACCCTTCAGGGGAGTGTACAGTCGGGGAAGCTGGTGTTCGATAATTACATTTTTGTATTTAGGTTGTCCTGCTTTCTCACCAGATTTATAAAATCCGACGAATTCCTTACCATCTTCTTTGACAATTCCGCCATAAAGAAAGGCAGACAAATGATCGTTAGAATTGAAGTTAATAGGAATGTCGGGATAAACTGCTGAGAGTTCTGCTTTGATCTTTGATATTTTGTCATCCAGTTCCTCTGCTCTTAGGTGGCAGAGTTGTTCATCAAAAGGTAGGCCATTCTCCTCCATTTCTTGAAGGATTGCGAGGTCTTGACATTGTAGTTGACACAGACGGATTTGTTTAGGGGTCATCCGTTTGAGTTGTTCTACATAACACTGATAGGTTAGTTTGGTGTCAAGGGCTGCGTAGGAACTGAGAATTTCCCAGGGGATGTCAGCAGTGTCGATGCCTTTGTCCCAGTATTGAGTTTTGACAACGTCTTCTTTTCCTCCGAATCCATACTTTTGAGCAGTTTCTTCAAGAGAGGGGAAGCGCTGGGTTTGGTTGGACAGGATGAACTCTGCGATTTGTACATCCCAGATTTTTTTAGGGTTGTATGTGATGCCGAGTTTCCTTGCCCAGTGCAGGTCGAATTTGAGATTGAATCCGAGAATGAGACTGGCTGTATCAAATAGTTGCGATACCAGTCCAAGACTTCCTGGTTCACTGTGATGTACTGCTCGTCCGTCATCAGATGATGTGTAGTAGGACCAGCATACCAAAGAATTCCGTGAGTCATAAGGATTACCCTTGTTATGTGTGGTGGTTTCTACGTCAAATGCTACAATCATTCGTCGTAATACACCAAAGCTCCAACACCAAACACATACTCAGTGATGTTGCGGTCCAACATCTCTTGCTGACAGGCAGCAGCATAGTTGTCCGCACCTTCTAGAGTGCGGAAACACCCAACAGGAATTTCTTCTTTGCTATAGGCATTACCGTAATCATCAAACTCTTGAAGGTTACGGTAGACAACAAACACATTATCTTTATTTTTAGGAAATTTCAATTGATATCCTCGTAACGAGCAATGGTAGGATTGATTAGGACTTCGAGTTTGCCATGACGAAGGGAAGGGTCAGAATCCTCGTCCCCAGCGAGTTTGTTTTTACTAGCGTGAAGATAACGCACCGCCTCATACCCGGCATCTGCGACTTTGCCAATGCCCACAATCCAATCTGCTTCGGCTTGTTTTGCAGTTTTTGCGTTCGCCACGTTGGCCATTGTGAGCCATCTTTGGCCCTCTCCAGTGCCGTCAGCTTGGCAAACCGCAATGGCTGCATGTTGGAATTCCTTAGCAAGATCACGTGCCCACTGATAGATGGCCCCCATGAGTAAATCTTCTCGATCAGCCTTGAAGCCTTGAATTTTGTCAATTTGGTCATAAATAACAAGCCTTGGCTTATACTTCTTAATGACCGCTTCGACCATAGTTTTTGTGATAGCTCCCTTTGCATTGAGAATTTGGTGCTTTCCCTTAGTCGCTTGCAAGAAAGCGTTTTTAGCTGCACTTGGGTTGGCGTTAATCTGCGCAAGAGTTGCTCCTAGAGTTGCTTGGTAGCAGCGGATTTTTACCTTTTCATTTTGCTCCTCGTTATTGAACCAAATGACAGGGCCATCCTCAGCGGAGAGCTGCTGGGCCATGTAGGTTGTTTCTGACGCAAGGAAGGTAGTTTTGCCGGTTTCTGGTCGTGCAAAAATGAAACCAAAGTCTCCTGCTCGGAGGGAGCCAAGTGCTCGATTAAGCGCATTAAGACGCCATCGTAGTCCAGGAGTGCGATAGGTTGTGTTGAGGAGTTGTTCGATGTCATCTGAAACAAACTCAAATTCTTCGCCTTCTTCTTCTTGTTGCTCATCCAACTTCCGAAGTTGTTCCAACAAGGAGTTTAGTTCTTCTTGTTGCTCTTTACCTTCGGTAATTTCGTATGCCGCAAGGGAGATTTCTTTGAGCAGTCGTTGCTTGATGAACGATTGCAACAAGACTTTGGTTGTAACGTCCGATACATCAAGAGGCTCAAGAGCTTCAATTACCTTGCGGTAATAGTCAGGGTCTTTGTGTTGATGTGCCAGGACAAGGTTAGCCAGGTCGGCTACAGTAAGGTCTTGTTCATGCTCTTTATGGAAGTTGTCCAGCACAAGGTAGACAGGCTGGAGTTCCTTTGGGAGATCACGTACAGAAAATGAATCCTTGAACTCTAGCCAATTGCTATGAGACAGGAAATGCTTGATGATGGATAACTCGTAGTTCATTAACCTCCAATTTCATAATATGTTTTTCTGGTTATAATCTTAGAGATGGATAGTGGAGACACTTGCCACTGTTCGCTTAGTTGTTTATAAGTGACAGTACCTGTCTTATACGTCTCTCTGATTTTTAGAATATCTTCTTCTGAAAATTTTCGATTATGAGTACGTTTTCTAAAAACCTTATCACGCATGTTCTCGGCGTGCGTTCCTAAGTAAAGATGTTCAGGGTTAATACACCGCGGATTGTCGCACTTATGACAAACAAGCATTCCTTGTATATCTAACAAGGAGATGTTTTTAGTTTTACAATACACCCAACGATGTAGCCTAACATTTTTTCCTTTATGTTCTTTTAAAGCGTAACCTTCTTTTGTGATGTTTCCGTATTTGTTGTGATCTATACAAGTATTCATATGGCGGAGGGGGGGGGGAGTGAGTATGTTTTATTTCCTTATATAAAAATTATACCACACTCACCCCAATCTTGTCAAGTTGTATTTTTACAACACTTCCGAAATTCCCCCTCGTCCACCACCAATCCGGGGGCACACTTCACACATCCTTCCGTGGTTTTGCTAGCTTTATACTTTTTCCCACACAGGGCACACGCTTTATCCTGCGCTGGCGCTTCGGTGGCAGCGGGCGTGTAGCCGTCTACGCCAAAGGTGCCGACGATGGCGAGCATGTGTCGGCCCTTGGGGAGTTGTTGCAACTGCTCGTTGCTCAACTCGCTGCCAATGTCCAGATAGCCCCCTGCGCCAATGTCGAGGTACGCAACAGCCTGCGGCACCTGCCCCACGGCAGTCGCTGGCGCTTCGGGGGGCGGCGGCGAGCGGGCAAACTTCGGGGCATCCTCGTCAAGAGGCCAAAAACAGTCTTTCCCCGCTTTGGCAATCTCATCATCGGTCAGGATAGTCATGACAAAAACCTTTCAATTTCCTCGTTAGAATATTCTTTTGGATCAAGATCGGTGAGGACCGAGGTTGCTGATAGACCCAGCCATTTCGCCATATCAGCAATCTCCCGCGCCTCTTTCCACTTATCACGATCAAGCCACACAACAAGAGAAGTGTAGCCCAATCGTTGGATACGGAGTAGTTTGTTCTTTGAGAGAGACACACCTAGCACAGGCATCGCAGGACATTGTCGCGACACCTTAATTGCTGAGCAAGCGTCCTCGGTTAGAACCAGTTGATTTGATTGTTTACCTGGGGTTTGGTAGATTTCGAGGGCTTCTTCGCGGCTTCCGTAGTTAAGGTATTTGGCTTTACCTGCCCAATAAGCACCGAAGTTACGGGCTTGCACACAGACCACTCTTCCTGTTTCGTTTCGGAGGGGGAAGAGGAGTTGCTGGGTTTCTTCTCGCCATCGAAGTCCTTTTGAGAGGGCTTCTGGGATACCGATGCCGTACTTTGAGAGCCACTCGACAGCGCTTTCCGCAAACGCCGTTCCTCCGCTTGGAAGAGCGGCCCCGGCTGTTGCAGATTCATCTGCTCCATTATTTGAAGTAGCTGTTGATACTCTGCGTGAGACATGTACTTGAAGTCGGGCATCTAAATCTCCTGGAAAAAAAGTCTTACATGAAAAACAAAACTTACTACCGTCGTCGTAAACGGCACAGGCGTCACTTGACGGGCATGCCGGGCATGAAGTCAAATGTTTAAACCTTGCCATTATTCTTGTAGTTCGGGGTCGAACTCCTCGTTATCGTCGTCAGAGAGGTTACTCTCCACCACTTCCACCGAATCCGAGATAGTAGATAAACACGTATCACACATATCCACAAATGTGCCACTACCTTTGAAACGCCGAGTGGCTTGTCGGGGGGTGAGGAGGG